TAACGTCTGCGTGCCATATCCATTTCAGCGTGGGGCATCATCGGCTGATGTCTGCGGGGCATGATTCCCCCTGCACCGTAATGATGACCGAAGCCGACCTGTCGTTGACTGCCACCGTGACTGTCTTGACCTAAAAGACTGTCTAAAAATTGGTCGATACCTCCGTGCTTTTCGAGTGCTTTAAATAGTTTACCCATTTCTAATTGCTGTAAAACAGAACTTAATGCGACTATATCACTTGCCGTCATTTTAGCTTTACCAGATTGTAGATGATGTAACATTTCATCCAGTTCCTTAAAGAGTATACGCTGACCCTCTTGTATTTTATGATAACCCATAGTATTAAATCCTTTCTTGACTTTATGATTTTAATTTGATATAATAAGTACCGCAAGGTACAAGATTGCAAAAATTATTTTATAGATTATCCCCTTGAAACGATTTTGTTCTTGCTTGTACCAAGAATTTTATTGTTTTGAGGGGTTAATTACTTTAAGGAGAATTGTTATGAAACAAGACGAAAAGTATTTAAAGCAAATATGGAAAAACATCAAAGATGGAATATTTTATGTTAAAGGTGAATGGGATAGTGAAACCAACATGCAAGTATTAGCTTTAAAAGAGGGTAACGTATTCTGCAAAGATAATTGTTATTGGTCTTATGTTGCTGATTTGCCAAACGGAACTTATTATGCAACCGCAGATAAATGTAAGAAAATGCCAGACGGTCATAAAGTAATTATATATGCAATGAGCAAAGGAGAATGATTATGCAAGAACTAATTAAAGTAATAACTAATGAACAAAATGAGCCAGTAGTAAGTGGTAGAGAGTTGCATGAATTTTTAGAAATCAACGAAAAATATAACGATTGGTTTCGTAGAATGTGTACTTACGGATTTGAGGAAACCATTGATTTTGTGAGTTTTACTGTAAATTCTGAAAAACCTCTTGGAGGTAGACCTGCACTTGACCATGTTCTTAAACTTGATATGGCAAAAGAGATAGCAATGATACAAAGAAACGAAAAAGGAAAGCAAGCAAGACTGTATTTTATTGAAGTTGAAAAACGATATAGAAATGAATTACAACTCAAGATACCACAAACTTATGCACAAGCATTAAGAGCATATGCTGACGAAGTTGAACAACGAGAAACGCTTGAAATTGCTTTAAATCAATCTTTAAAGTTTTATACTGTTGCAAAATACAATAGAACGTTTAAAAAGAAGTGGGATATGAGTAAGTGTAAATATATCGGTAAACAAATGACCGCTTTTTGTAAAGCTAATTCATTTGAAATTAAGCCATGTGAAACTAATGATGAACGTTTTGGTGTTGTAAACAGTTATCCGTTAACTGCATGGGAATTATTTTTTAAGGGAGCGGACGATTAAATCCGCCCCCTATTTTGGCTACATGAAATCACCAAATTTTTTCGTTCTGCAACGGTCACGTTCAAGGACAAGTCTACCTGCATTATTGAAGTAGAGTACCCATTTTTCACGGTCGCCACATCTACCGAAACCATTTTGAAGCAGTTTGTTTGTCGTTACGATGTTCCCTCTTAGGTCGAGGTCTACTTCGATAAATTCAAACATTCTACGGTGTCGATGCTCGTGTTTTTCACATTCGCATTTTTCGTGTTCGCATTCACATTTACAATCATCAAACTTTGCACGGTAGAAACCGGGTAAGTTTTCTGCTGTAAGTTTTAGGAATGGAAATTCACAAAACGGAACGGTAACGATAGTTTTTTCGAGTTCTAAAGCACCACGCACGAAACGGCACGGTTCTGCCTTAATGAACACCTGCTTTGCATTCCAATCAATCGCTCTCGGTAAATCCAGTGTATATTCAACATCATAGTCTAAGCAAGGTGTTTGAGTTGACAGGATTATGCAAGAGTTTTCGATTATTACGTCTGCACATACAGTTTCGCATTGTTTTACTTCACCCTCTTTGATTCTACGGACTGTAAAATCTTCTACGAGTGTGGTGTCCATGAATAGCATTTCTTTTTTTCTCGGACGTGAGTGTTTATAACTGTTATGTATGCATCCGCAACCGCAACCACAGCCCATGCTGTGTGGAATAAAATTTCTATGGAACATTATATGTTTCCTCCGTATATTGTAGTGCGGAGGTTGAGCGTGGTCGGCTTAAGCTACTGGCGACTACGCTCTGTCACCGCCATATTCAAAACGTGTCGCCAGCATAACACGGTTGAAACGGTATAATCAGTTACTTACTAAGCGTAAGCACCTTGAGGTGTGCAAGGGTACGGTGGGTGTGCTGAATAATAACTCGGCACTGCGCCAAGACCCCTAATACCAATAATCGTTTCGAGATTATTAAGTTTAAGTTCCGTTGCTCTTAACTTATCCTCTCTGAGATTATTTTCAAGCGTACAAATGCGATTCATTATTTCGCTTGTAGATTTTAGTCCAAGTATCTCATTTTCCTTAAATCCCAAAGTGACTAAGTTTCTGTTTTCAAGAGCAGTTTTATCTTGTTGCCAACCTACTAATGCAATCTCTTTTTTGATATTTCCCGATTCAAGAAGTAAATCCCTATGTTCGCAACAACAACCATCTTCTTTGCCAAATTTATTAAGTGCCAAAGCAGGAAGAACACCGTCTATGCCATAGTTGCCTTTGTGGTCATCCCTACGCCAGAATAACGCAATTATGACAACAAAAATGACAAAAATAATCACTGCCCAAAAAGGATTGTTCCAAGTACCGTTTTGATAATCGCTACCGCCACTTGAAGTAAAATTAGAGGGCATCATCGCTTCGTGTATCATTTCTTATATTACCTTTCTTATTAAATATTATAACCAACAATTTGTTGGATTATTTCTTTTCTGGAGGTGCTTGCGGAATCTGTATCGTATGTGGTGTTTGTGTGTGTTGCGGAGGTTGTTGAGTTTGCTGTGGATAATCATGTGGAGATTGTTGAAAACTTGGTTGAGGTATGTGTTGCGGAAGTGCTTGTGGTTGTTCTGCACTACTTAATCCTAATTGCTGTGCTATATATGGTTTTATTAAACTTATTATCAAAGCACTCGCAGCAACTACAGGGTCTTGGACTGCTTCGTTCACCATTTTCTGTATATCTAACATAACATTATCCTCCTAACCAACTGTTAATTATTTTATCTTTTACACCCATTTCAGATATTGTGTTTTCAACAAAAGACTGTACATCTTCTGGGTTTTTATTTTTTAATTCTCTCCAACTTGGAACATTGTCAAATGCGGAAATCATACCATTTTGTTTTGCCATTTCCTCAAGTCCATTTATAAGTTGTGATAATGAAGCACCACTTTGTACCATTTGATTAAACTGCTGTTGCATTTGATAAGAATTAGGTACTTTAGGCATATACCACGATAGAACAGCTTTAGCAAGAGCTTCATATATCATTTTTTAGTACCACCCTTTTTAGATTCTTTTTGTTTGACAATATCTTTAACATAAACATACGGTGTTTCAGCTATTTGTAAAATTAAATCATCAATTTTACCGAAACTTTGCTGTATATTTTCAGACAATGTATCAACAGACTCTTTAATGTCGCCCAGACTGTCCAGAATCGTTTCTGTAGCGTTTTTATTGTCTTGCATGACTTCTGATACCTCTGATTCTGAAATCGACTCTGAGGGCGTAGAAATGGCTTTAAACGTCTTTCGTACCGTTTTCGGTATTGACGCTATGAACTGTTGAGTATAAAAGCAATCTTCTGTAGGGTTATAAAACACTTGAACATTGCCCGATAAATCTACATCCTTTTCCCATGCTTGTGATTCTGCGGACACGATAGCGTATAATTTGTTATCATTCGGATTATTAGCGATGGGAGACTGATTAACAGGATTAGTAGCTTGTGTAGGGGGTGTATGCGGTTGTTGTGTTTGTCCATAACCATATCCTTGTTCAAGATTGTTAAGCCTGTTTAATAGGTCGTTGTATTGTTGGTTTGGTTGTTGTGGATATTGAGGGTAATGTTGCGGATAATAACTATTCGGATAATTGTACATTACGTTCCCTTTCTTTAATTAAAGATTCAAGCTGTAACGTTATTACAAGCAATTCTTGAAAATTGCCAGAATATTTTGATATAAGCTGTTCCGAACATTTATCGCAGTAATGTAAATTGTTCAATCTACTTTTAATAGTGGCTTCCATAATGGTCACTAATCATCACCACAATAAAAATAACAGACTATTAAAGTCTGTATCTAGTGCAACTATCACTAATTTTTCAAAAATAAAAAGTGCCCGACATTTAACCTATGAGCCAATTAAATGTCGGGGCTTTGAAAGGAGGTTGAGGCATGGACATATACTATTATAAATGATTATTTATCATTAGTCAAATGCCTTGCGGTCGCTATTGCAAATAAATGAGCAATATTATCCGATAATCTCGATACGTTATAAGAATCACAATCTAAAACGTCTTGTACCATTTTAAAAGAGCGACCTTCACGCCAGATATACTTATAAACGACTTTGATAGAATCATCATCTTGTTCATTAACCAAATTCTCAAGTTCTTTTATGACAGGATGATTAGGGTCATTATTACGTATGTAATTCATTACTTCGGCATGTTTACGTTCTTTTGACCATGCAAACAAAAACGTATCACTCACATTAAATCTATCTGTCAATACCAAAGCAAAAAATGCAGTTACCACTAACGATATAGTTATGTCAATATGTGCTATTGCAAATAACGATACAAACAATATTACGCTTGCGAAAAAGCACCTAATCGGGCATTTATAATGTTTAGTTTTTCCGCAAATATTTCTAACTACAAGAAAAAAGACCAAGATATATGCCACATACCTCCATGTAGGCAATATCCATAGTCCGATTGCTACTATTGTTGTTAACTCTATTCCAAACAGCAACAAGGCTTTCCAATATTTCTTAAACCACGCTCTCATAATGCCCTCGCTCCCAATTATCTTCCACGCTTCAATTATTCGCCTGTTTCTTCGCAGTATAGGAATCCAATAGTACACCACCCGAACATTTTAAACACCCCTTTCAATCATTGTTATAGGAATAATAAGTTGTACAGCAATTAATAAAATATTAAACATAACGCAACTTATGTTACGAACTGTAACGCTCTTAATTTTGGGATTATCGCTTTTATCCCAAACAGATAAATATACTTTATATAATTTATTAATATGTTTTTTAAACACTGTTACACAAGCAAATAATGAAATCCACCCAAGTAACCATCCTAAAATTTCATTTGGTATCGCATAAAAAACGATTGTACCAACTATTACACTAATTATTCCTGCTACAGTTATTAAAAATACATCTATAAAGTGTGAACGATATAATAACCATAAAGTTAAATACATTAAAGCAATAAAAATCAAAACTCCCCACAACATAAACGGAATAAAAATCTTTATAAGAAAATTCGATAAAAATATAATCGCAATTAATAAAACACGTTTGTACTTAATGTTTTTTGCAAAAATAAGAAAAAGTCCATAATATAAACTTTCTGGTAGTAATCCTAAAAATATTCCCATTAAAATTTCCATAACCCCACCTCTTTCAAGTAAGTGTAAGTATACAGAAATAAACTGAAAAAGCAACCCTTTTCATGAATTAGTCTTGATAACTTAATGGTTTGTTAATGTAAAAACCAGATATAGTGTTATATAATAAAAAGTTATCAAAATGTAGTTTATGGAATTACTATGCGTTGCCCTATAGATATAACATTAGCATTTTTTATTTGAGGGTTAGCAGACATTATAGCGTTTACGGTAGTTGAATACATACCGGCTATTCTGCTTAGATTTTCTCCTGCTGTGACAATGTGAGTACGTGTTGTAGGTTGAGTTTGTATCGGTGGTGGTATTGTAGTAGATGTCGGCACATTTATAATTTGTCCAATATCAATACGATTGATGTCACCGATTTGTCCGTTTAAATTCCACAATTCATCTGTTGTTAAATTAAAACGTCTTGCGATTGCAGTAAACGTATCGCCACTTTGTACGATATATGTACCTGCTTGTGCAGGTGGTGTCGGATTAGGTTGTTGTGGTGTATTTGCATTTGCAAGTCTAACAGCTTCTTGCACTGCATTATTACCACGTTGCCACCAATCTCTGCTTGTTTGCAAACTTCTAAATCTGACTTCCATGCTGTTTATATAGTGCAAGCACATATGAGAACCCTCTGAATTACGTCTTAAATCAGAAGTAAATATATTAAAAGAATTTGAAGCAACAACAACGCTGTGTGGCATGGTATGAATAGCACAAGCGGTTACATTATTACCCCATTGTAGTGTACAGGGAATCCAATTCCAAGACCAATTACCACCAGACCATCTTAGCAACCTCTCAGCGTCTTGTCGTGTTTTTGGCATATAATCCGAATGATGATAGTTTTGTGGTGAACTTAATCTGATAATTACAGTTTCATTATTACGCAAGTTTCTTAATGTAGCGTCACCGTTTAAGCGTGGTGTCGCAGCGTTCATCTGTGCTATTGTCATTGCAGTTACGCTCATATTATTCTTCCTTTAATGTATCGTCAATATAGCTTCTATCTTTTCTGTTAAAAAAGTAACCAAACACCATTGTTGCAAACGGTACAAATATTTCAGACCCTATTCTCCCATCTATGAATCCCCAAAGCAAGCCGAAACATATTGCTAAAGATATTATAGAGCGTACTTTCAATAACTCTATTATTTGATACCGTATGTGGTTTGTAAAAGTATATAAACATTTATGAATATTATTCACTGTTAACTCTCCAAGCACTCTGTAAATGTTTTAGCTTCATGTTTGTTTCTGTGTAATGCTAAATGCAGTTCAATTCGTCTTATCAATAATTCTTTTTTAAATGGTTTTCGTATATAGTCAACAGCACCACATTCAAATGCTTTGTATTCATCTTCAAAATCCGTTTGTCCAGATACCATTATTACAGGGATGTCAGCAAACTTGCTTTTTTTTAGCATTGCAACCGCTTGAAATCCGTCTATTGCAGGCATTACGATATCCATAAGGATTAGGTCTATATTTTCTCTCTCAAGCACAGTAATCATATCGCTTGTGTTAGTGACTAAATACAAATTATAGTCATGCTCTAACATTGAACGAATTGCATTCAAATCAAACGGGTTATCATCAACAGCTAATAAAGCATTTTTCTTACTTTTCACTTTCTATCTTCCAGTTTTGTGAGAGTTCTTAAAACTTCGCTCATATCCCTTTCAAGAACCTTTATGATTGTGTTTAATCCCGATATAACTTGAGTATTGTTTGAAACTACTTCTAATACTTGACCCTCTCTTTGCAAATAAGCTACCTGTCTTTTTTCAGCAGCTTCGGATTCAATTTTAGCTTTTTCTTTTATTGCTTCGGCTTCGATTTCTGCTATTTTTTCATCGCTGACTCTGCGTTCTTTTCGGTCTTTATACATTAAAAGAGATGGTAAGATTATGGCGATAGCGGCTACAGCGATAATGAAAAAGAATATTAAATCACTTTCACTTTGTTTTGTGACTTCGTATAAAACATCCACAACCCCATAATCGCTGTCATACGTCATTATTGATTACCTGCCCTCTATATTGTCTCACAAAAATATTACCATATTTTATAGATATTGTAAATAATTATTTTTAGAATACTAAATGTGGCGCATTTTCTGCTGCTTGAAATATTAATAATCTCACTTTTTGTATATGTGACGGTAATATTTCTCTAGCCAAACACAAAATGAGGTGTTTATTTTTAAAAGAAGCAAACTGTGAAATTAAAAATATTTGATTTCCATCTTCCGATTGAAGTATAGACCAATCACGTTTTTGTAACGAATTAGTATATGAATTTATCCCTATGCGCTGTAACGCAATGTCAGCAAAAATTGCTTGATTTGTCAAAAATCCAACCATATGTGATGAAATGCGTGATGGTTCAATTAACATAGAATTTAATGCTACATCCGCAGCAAATGCTCTATTAGTAGAAAATGGAAATATTGCGTAATTTTCAACTTGTCCAGCTACAAAACCAGCCGGAGGACTATTCATGATTCTAAACGCACCAGAAAGTCTTGCAGGATATCCATCGGGTGTATATCCATGAACTTCTATAAAATTCGTGTCAAACGCAAATGTAGATGCTTGGCTTGCACCTGCCGCTGTAGTCATTAACAAGTATTTTCCTACTGTTGCCAAACCCCTTGCCACAAAACTGAGACTAGGCACGCTTGGAACGCTCGATGTAATAACATCTCTTTGCAAAGATTTATTATACCTAACAAAATTTATGGGAAAACCACCGCCAAATCCAGACACAACACCTATCAGGGATTCGTTAAACTCTATATAGTCTTGTGAGTAATGTACGCCTGAATTTGTAACATATTCTAAAATGTGTGATTGCAAAGTATTATCAAGAACTAAAAATGTAGAATTATTTGAATTATGAAGATTAACAAACAAAACATAGTTTCCTACTGAATATGTTGCCCCGTAGCGAGAAAGAGAAATATTTTTAAATGATTGTGGGATATCAATAATTCCCAATTGATATGTTTCGTCATAAGTATATGTGATTCCCCACGGGTCTGAAAAAATCGCATAATTTCCGATGCTTCCTGCTGCCGACATACCCATTGAAGTAGGAACAAGAGGTGGATGTTCGGGCAATAATGGTGGCGGTTTAGGTCTAACAGGAGGCATAGGCTCAGTTGGCAATACAGCTAAAGGCAAATACGGTATCTCCAACTCTGGAAATGGTAAAACAGGCAACGGTTCTAAATCCGTAAATTTAGACTTAACTGCAAACTTACGCACTATAGGGTAATTTATATTGTTAACATTAGTCCATTCCATTAAGACAACCTTGAAACAGCAAAAGCCATTCTACGCCAATCGTTAGTTAAACCACCAAAAACAAATCTGTTGTTTCCGAATGCAGACAAATAAGTATCTAAAATTTCATTACTTGTATACGTTTCCCATGTTTTAAAATCTTTAGTTGTAGCAAATATAGTAAATTTCCACGATTCGTCCATAAGGCTCAACACAAACGTACCATCAGCAAAATGTAATTGAGAAACATAATCCAATGCCCCGTAACTGCTAAACGCTTCATTGCCAGATACTCTTATATATTCCCATGATTTTAAATCACTGGAAGTGTAAACAGCAATTTGTGTTTGACCCTCATCCCAATGACGAAACGCATAAGCATACAATCCGTTTCCATATGTATAGGCGGAATTTCCATATAAACCTAGCCAAGTTTCAAAAATCTCTGAGGTTTCCCAATTAATACCATCGAAAGATTTGGCAAGACCTACATGTACATTCCATGGGTCATAATAATAATGATATTGAACGATAAATCTATCTACACTATAAACAAACCCTTTAAAAGTTGTTAAAATAGCCGACTCTTTATCTACATTCAAATCATGTGTTTCCCAATTTATTCCATCTTCTGTAACATTAACTACTCTTTTATCAAGCTGACTTATATACGAATGTTCAAATAATATTTCATTATTGCCATAAATATCATACTCATTGAAAAGCTGTAAGTGTGCATTAGAGACATCAACATTAATATCTTCCCACACTATCCCATCTACAGAGGTTGATATTTCAATATTATCTAATTTACTCCATAGAGAATGCGGACTTTTAAATAATATAAACTTATCGTTTACAAAATATATAGTTCTAATGCGATGATTTGTAATTGGTAAAATCTGACCATCAGTTTCTTCCCACTCAACCCCATCTTCACTCCTAAACACAGTAACAAGATTGCTGTCTTTAGCTCTATATGAAGCTAAAAATATACCATTATTAAATGCTATATTAACAATAGAGTTCGTTCTATTTTCTTCAACAACTACCCACTCTGGTAAAACAGGCGCTTCTACAGGCGGTTTGGGTGGTATATATTCTTCTTCAACAGTTATAATAAATTCTGGTGTAGTCACATTAAATCCACCGAAATTAGAAATAACTAATTTGGCTGTTCCCTCTGTAACGTTAGTAACGTCAAGTCTATAGGTACTGCCAAAACCGCTTAAAGCAACTTTATCAGCACTTCCAGTAATGGGAGTCAACTGAATATGGTCTAGCGTAAATCCTGCAACTGGTCTATCAAATTGTATAATAATGTGTGTTGTCATATTATTCGTACCTAAATAGTTCAAGTTGACCTATCATTACATAACCAGAATTTGGTAAATGTACTCTGGTTATTGTTATTCTATAATATCTATATGAAGTGGTGGAAGACAATTTGTGTTCTGTAGCTAAAGGCGTATGCGAAAGCTCTCTATCTATAACCGTATCAAGCACAGTCCAATTAACACCATCGTTTGAACCACTAAAAGTAAAATCAGCTGCGGAATATGTTGACGCAGGAATTGGAATTTCCTGTCTATTATGAACTTTGTATAAATTTACATCAGTTATTGCACCCGTATCTATTTGCAACCATGCATTACCTATTCCCGTACTTGGTGAAAAATTTAATGTACTAGACCATCCATCATTAAGATTTAATGGTGATGTTCTGCCTAACCACCTATCAAATGCTTTAAACGGAAAATATCTATAAGTTCCAGAAGTTTCAGCACTGCTTGCACTCGCAACAAACGGAACAGGTAAAGTATTACTTGTCATTTGAGGAACAACAAGAACCAATACAGGCACTTTCAAATTTAAAACAACATGTGGTGTAGTTACCCTAAACTCACTAAAATTAGATAAAACAAGCCTAATCGTTCCCACAGAAACCACATTAATATCAAGTCTATAAGTTGTGCCAATCCCCGACAACGCTTGTTTTGTAGCGTTTCCAGTTAACGGTATTATATCAACATGACTTAGGTTAAATCCATGTACAACCCTATCGAAAATAATTTCAATGTGAGAAATTACATCATCTTCTAAAATGACTTCTGCTATAAATGTTACATCAATTAAAGTTGGCGATATATAGCCGATATTATCAATCTGTCTTTGCAAATCAGCTAATATTGAGTCTATATTCATAATAGTTGACGGTTTATTTAAAATGTCTGCCCATTCTCTTATGCCAAAAGTTTCAGATACAAATAAACGACCATCTTGTGTGCTTATAACAATAGCGTTTCCATCTTCTAAAGATATCAAATCAGCAGGGTTTGTTATTCCGCCGCCACCACCACCGGGGCAATCAACAGGAGGTGGTGCGCCATGACCATCCCACGGATAACGTGTGTCATATACAACAACTGTATCTCCGTCATGCCATGTGCTAATCAGTTGCGGTGTAGGCAAGTGTGGAAGTTGTATTACGCCACCGCCAAAGCCACCACCTACCATACGTTCCGATTCTGCGCCTGGGTGTTCAAATTGTTCCCAAACCCCGTTTTGACAATCGGTACGTGGCATTGCACCTGCATGTACGTCTAAATAAGTAACCCTATATACTTCTCCAGATACACGCCCTATAACTTTATCCCACGGCTGTATCGCAGGGTTTACAAGGCTGTTTCCGATAAGTATAGGCATATTAACATAGCCACGAATGTAACTTAAAGTTTCGTCAACCGCTGCTTGACCTCTTAGCCACGGTACGTGAACGTCCAATATGTAACCCGTAGCATTCCCTGAAAAGAATACATTTCCGCCACGATTACTTATACGCAATCCAGTTATCGGAGGGTGTTCAGTTTCAATTACATCATAATCCCATTCGGAAATCAGTATAGGTTCATCGGGTGTGAATTGTCTGTTAGGTGGTGCTATATCGTGCATTATACCCCACCCTGTTATCATCCCATCGGGTTTACAACGTGCGTTAGCACCTATAGTTATCAGCATAAAAGATAAAACCAAACGACAGCTCATATCATCTGGCACGTTGTCTATAATATGAGTTGTATTAAGCATATCATCAATCGGCACACCTGTAATGCGTTTTATGCGTTCAACAGCGTTAGCATATGTCATTGGAAATGTAACTGTTTCACCACGGATAAAAGACGTGTTTTCCAAATACCACATAAAATCAAAACACTTTATACTTATTCTACGTGTTTTATGGTCGTGTGTTACTTCCATTACACGATATGTGCCGATTAATACCCATTCTGAAACATTTTCAAATTCATCATTTACGTTTGTCGTTGTTGCCGAAAATGACGTAAAATCCACGCTCATAGGTTCTATAGCAGGAGACATTTCTTCCGAAACAGCTCTTGCAGTAAAGGTTACATCTATCAATTCTGGTGTTTTGTCTATGTCATAATCCACAACAATCCGCATATAAACGCCAATTATTTCACCTACATTCGGAACGGTTGCTGATTCTTTTAAAACGCAGTTAAAGCTACCCATAAAAGCATTGCCAATACAAAATTCTTCACCATCTGAGAACCCATCTATCCAATTAGGCGAATCTGCAAAGTCAGATGAAAAAACAACCTTACCGCCAAAAACTAAAGCGTATTCAAACCTGCCACGCTTATTATATAAATCATTAAATTTTTGGCTTACTTCACGCATTTAATTTTACCCATTTCAAAGAGTTTGCATTATTCAGAATATTCCTTGCCTGTAATATTAAAATAATTTTCAGCAGTTATAATTTGTGCTTTTACAGCAAGTTTTAATTGGTATTCAGTCCACAAACCTGCTTCATAATTTCTTTTTGCAATAGCTTCTGTCATTTTAGTTGCCCTCCATTGAATTGATTATTTCCATAACGCACAAAAATTCCAACGCTGCCGCAATTCGTTCTTCTGATGTAGGTGGCACTTCTTGCGGTCTGCTTTCAAATTCTTCGATAACGTCAAGAACTTCACGGTCTGACATTCCATCTTCTAACTCTAACCCCATACGTACATACATTTCAACAAATGAATTATACTCAGTGAAAATAGTTCCGTTTATTGCTCCACCACCAATGACCGCTTTTGAATTAGGTGCAGTTATCCACGGGTGCATTTCAAAATATTCTTCCGCAGTCCATCTACTTTGACCCTTTCGCACTATTTCGCCTGTCATTGGATTTATTACGTCAGGGGTTCTTCCAATTGTTATTATGTCGTCTTGTTTGTTCCAAATTGCATATCTTGCCATGTTTATTTTTCTCCTTAATTATAAATATAAGTTTCAAATTCTGATATTCCGTTGATTTCCCCATTTGTTCTAACAATTACTTTCAGACTAGTATTGTTTATATCTGCATTATCCATTGAAAGTTCTCTTGACCTTGAATGAGTTCCAGATAGTCTTGTATTTGGGGATACATTGCCTGAGAGCGACCATCCATAAGTATCAATAACCATAAAAGGTGCAGTTTCAACATTACCCTCAAACAATATAAGACTGATATAATATCTTGCGATACTATGAAAAGTAACGACTAATGCAGCTGATAATGATGAAAAATTCTCTAATCTAGTATTATATGCGACTATATGTTGACCTATAGCAAATAGCATAAAGTTGCCAACCGAAGACGCTTTAGAATTAAATATGTCAGGAATTGACTTTCCTAGAAGATTGAAAAAAAGACTTGAATTTATAGCGGAATTGCTATACAGACCAGCAATAATCGCTAAATCTTCACGCAATATATTCGTTGCTGACCCAATTATACTACCGAATCCCACAATACGTGGTAACGTATCTATTTGAAATGATTTATTTATCGAAAAAATATCCCCGCTGAGTTGACCCGTTGGTCTATCAAACAATAAATATTCTTGCACTGTTGTAGTTGTCGTGTCTAAAGCTCCGCCTGTTATTCCAGTCACAATATGTGAGAATGTCCTTTGCAAAGACTCATCAAATGCTTGTACATGTAAAGAAGTGTTGGAGCTTCTCCCAAAAATTATTGCATGATTATTAAAAGAATCAGACTCCATCATCCCAGTATAAAAAGACGCTAATTCACTCCCAACATATTGAAATTCTTTTGTTATTGCTGATACGTAACTTCTAGGCACTCCAGTAACATCTGCAAAAATTACATAATTTCCTACGTATGACGCTGTTCGCAAAGTTCCATGAAAAGGCATGGTTGGTAATATTTGTTTTTGTAGCACATTATTATATACAACTAAACCCCCGAGTGTTACAACTACACAATGACGAGCATCCGATGTTTCTGTTGCAACACTTGCACGATATACTATAGGATTTAAATCAATTCTTTGAAGTGCATTATTATATGCATAAATAGCATTGTTGGCAAGAGTAGGAAAATAAATCGCATAATCTTGAACCCTTGTCGCAACAATCGAAACCCAATCGCTAGGCAAAGGTAAAATCCCATCTGGCGGAATCATAGGCGGTTGGGGCGGTTTCGGTCTAACAGGAGGCATAGGCTCAGTTGGCAATACCATCAAGGGCAAATAAGGCAACTCCAATTCGGGAAATGGCAATATCGGCAAAGGCTCAAGTTCCATGTCTTTAGACTTTACCGCAAATGACCTTGTTATGGGGAATATTTCGTTAAAGTTTTCCATTAATATTACATCTCTATTATATTGATTTGCGCACCGTGTACCCACGCACCACGCTTTACACTTATCAACCTTGCTTCACGCTTATTTATATAACCTGTAAAATTTACCATACCACCTGTGTATGTGTTGTATGCTGTATAAGTATTCACTCTGCCATTAGCAGACACAGCATTTGCAAATTGTCTAAACCTTGCACTCATTTTATGGCTTTTAGGGAATTGTAATTCAACCCTATGCTTAGTACCGATAATAGTAAATTCCATTAATCCGTCAAGAGGGTTTCTACCACTGCCCTCTGCGTGCAAATCCTCTGTGACAAAGTTATAGTTTTCTCTGAATATTAAATCTGAAAAGTCTTGACCGTTTACCAATAACAACGTCATGTTTTAAACACCACCTTACCCGCTTGTAAAGATGAATCGTTGATACCATTACGGATTATTCTAAGCAGTAACTTTTCGTTAAAGTACCCTGCCATTTCTTGATTCATTATAGCGTCAATCAATTCTTCAAGTAAACTATTTGTAGTTTGTTGTTCCGCATATAAATCATCAAGCCTTTTGCTGTCAAAATCAACTGCACCACCGTACTCGCCACCCATTGTTCGACCTTTTTCAACTAATGCACTTATCGTAGAACCGCTTATAAGCCCTCCTCTGGGCATTTCGGGTAACTTGAGTTGAATATCGCTTATAGCTGTTAAAGCTTCGTACAGGCGATTTATTTCAACGAGAACATCATCTACAAAGCCTTTGAATAAATCACGCCATGAATCAAGCATATGCTCTATAGCCATTATCGGTGAATCTTCTTCATCTTCCATGCCCTTAAACAAGCCTTGCATTAAAAATTGACCTATTTTAGCAAATACTACGGAGGGTGATTTTACACCGAATATGCCACTTACCGTATTAATAACAGAACTTGCTATATTGCTAACAACATTAAACACTGCACTTGCCATGCTTGAAATACCGTTTGCTAATCCGCTCATTAAGTTAGAGCCGATTGTTTTCATGTTATTTACAAGACCGCTAAAGAAGTTTTGTACACTATTGCCTATAGTTTGTGCAGCATTAACAACCGTTGATTTTGCTTTTGTCATTGCATTTGACATATTAGTAATTGTAGCTCTGCCAGTTTCAGTAAACCATTCTCTGGCATTGCTAAATGCGTCTTTTACGTCATTCCAACGATTTGTAAAGAATTGTTTTGTGCCACTCCATGCTTTTTCAACACCATCTTTTGCACTTTTGAATTTATCTGTAAACCATTCTCCGACATTTTTAAATACGTCTGTAATTCCATTCCAAATATCAGTAAACAATTTGATTACATTTTCTATTAATTTTGAAATACCCTCAAGCATACCCTCAATTATCCATCCACCAATTTCAGCCATTACAGTAGACGGTGATTTTATGCCAAATAAACCTTTTAAAGCGTCTATAATAGGAGCAAATATATTTTCTCTTATCCAAGTAAACGGATTCGGCATACCGTCTAAAATCCCACCAAATAATCCGTTGATTATATCCCACCCGATTTCCATAATTATAAACGGAAGCTCTAACATTGTTGTTACGATATAATCAACGATTCCTACTACGATTTTCCCTATGCCCTGCCATGCAGTTTCCCAATCGCCTGTAAATACACCGACAAGAAAATCAATAATTCCACCTAAAAGATATAAAAATGGTTCAAGAATATCCATTATAAGATTAAATGCACCCTTTACAGCAGCAACGATACCTCTAAATACGCCTTTTACAACTTCCCATAAAACGTTAAGCACCATTTTTAAGTTTTCAAAATCAATAATCCCATCATCTATTGCTTTTTTTACAATCAGGAAAACAGCAACAATACCTGCGATTACAGCAATAATTTTAGCAAAAGGTATCAATAAAGCAATAGCACTTTTACCTAATAAAGCAAAAGCAAATCCCGTCAGAGCTGCTTTTGCTAATAGCGGAACTATAATACCTGCCAATAATCCAAATACAGTTACAGCAGTGCTTATTTTCATTATCAAACTTCCAATATCAACATCGTTTTCTTTTATCCACTCCGCTAATCTTTCAAATGCGTTTGCAATCCAATCTATTACAGCAGGTAGTGTTGTTTCAGCTAATTTTGTAAACATAGGCAATAAAGTATTTTCCCATGCGTCAGCAAGGCTATCTAAAATAACAGTAGCCAATTTATTAAATGCTATAAGCAATCTTTCAACACTTTCCAATAATGGACTTGCATTAAGTGTTTTCGCCCATTCAGCAGTAGATTTTGTAATCCTGTCGATAAACCCTAATACTAAAAGCAATAAATCAAGGATATGCCCCCAAATTCTCACACCTAATTCATTTTCATTCCACGCTACTCTAAATCGCTCAACCAAATTCTCAACAAAATTAGCAATATTTGTTATTATTTGAAGTATAAATGCAAATATACGCACACCACGTTCATTTTCATTCCAAGCTTTAATAAACGCTTCACCTATATCGTTAGCAAATCCCAAGATAGAAGTCATTGCTCTTGTGATAGCCAAAAGCATGTTATATCCTCTGTCGTTTTCATTCCAAGCTTTTCTAAATGCGTCACCTATATAATGAATCAAATCAGCAATCAATATCAATGTTCTTGCTACTTCATCTAAAAACTTATCCCAAGTAGCAGACGCAAATAGCCTTGCCAAATCATTCATAACGTCAATCAGTAAATCTCTTACTGTCGTCATTGCACGTTTCCAAGCTTCTACAATAGCTTCACCGTGACGCTCCCACATGCGTACTAATGAGTTCCAAAATTCTTGAGCCATATTTTTTAATGCATCCCATAAAGGCTCAAGCCAATCTAATAGCTTTTTAAACCATTCGGGAACTTCGGGTAATTCAAAATCAAAATCGGGAATCAAATCAGACATATCCGTATCTTCTGCTTTTGAACTAACTACAATCAATTCATCAAATGGTGCTAAAAATCGTTCTAATGCTTTTGCACCCGCTTTAGAAGCTTTAACATTTTCCCACATTGCTTTTGCGTTTTTCTTCATTATGTTAGGGTCTAATTTGAAAAAGTAAGAAGCCATTACAGCTAAATATTGCATTGCTTTAGCAAGTAAATTTACAAAGTGCAATAAAATAGGTACTATTACTTCAAAAAATGGTTGAAATGCGGTTAATGCAGAGCCTTTAAGCAATGCCAAAGCCGACCTAAATTCTGTTGTAACCATCAAGGCTTCATTTACATACCGCACATATTCCCTTAGTTTTCTGCGTATTTGATTAAACACCATAGCAGTAACAGCTAAACCAATCAGACGAGCGTTTAGCTTGCCAAATGCACTATTTGCTTTATTTGTTTCTCTTGTAGTTTGTTTCATACTACGATTTACAGTAAATAGATTTTTTATAAGCCTACCTGTAAATCTAACAGCATTGCCAAATGCTTGTCTTACTCTTTTTCCAAATGCTGATATGCTTCTTTCAATAAATTTCAAAGCATAGAACATCCTAAAAGATACTTCAACGCCTTTTAACTTTTCCTTGTTTGCCATTGATTGCTGTTCTTTATAGAAACCAAGTGTGCCGGATAATTCTTTTAGTTTTTGTTCTAATCTGCCATATTCGGTACTTGCCTGTCTTGCATTTTTTGAAGCTTGCTCAATAGCTTCAACCTCTTTCATTGAAGTAACTTTTTCGGGTACGGTTATAGGTTTTTCCATAACCTGCCTTAACGCACCCATTCTGTTCTTTAGCTTTTCAATTTGCAATTCAGTACGCTTAATAGCACTTTCAGCTTGACTAAACGACATAACAGATTTAGCACTAACTTCTTGAGATACTTGTGATATTTTACCCAAAGATTCTGTAGTGCTATCTACAGAATTTTTTAATGCTTGTGTTATAACAGGTTCAACAGGTTTGGTTTCTACTCTTTGTTCAAGTGCTTTAACAATTTGTTGTGAAGCTTTTATTTCAGCACTTACTCTATGGTCGATTCTCCGCATTGCGTCAGCGTGAAGTTGAGCGTCAGCTTGTGCTTCTTGTTGATGTCGTGCTTGCATATCTGCCATAGCTTGTTTTCGGGCATTAGCACGTTCCAACTCTTTTTGCGTTAAAGATTGTTGTTTTTGTTCCTCTTGCGTCAACAATCCCAACCGTTGACCGATTGCTTGAACGTCTGCGGTAATTGCACCTGTAGATTCTTGTCGCAACCTGTGTTGTTCTAATATTCTCGCATTTTCTTCACGGGCGAATTCAATTCGTTTTTGTTCATCTCTCTCAAATGCTGTAGATGCTTCACCTAACTTTTTAAAGCTATCTGTAGTTTGATTAATTGGTGATTCTAACTTCTTTATATCATTTCCAATGTTGCCTAATGTTTTTGGAATAGGTGTCAAAGCATTTTCCATGCCTTGAAATGCAGCTGTTATAATTCCAGACGTTTTATCAGCAGAATTTTGTACTTCTGTTAAACTCTGCTCTACGCTTTTAGTGTTTAATTCTGCACCAACAACAACTTTAGGTGGCTCAAACTTTCCAATTTTAGCCAACTTGTCTTGTAGTTTATTTATTTCATCGTCTATGCCAGTTGTGTCAAGCTTTACATCAATTTTTACAGAACCGTCTGCCACTGTTTCACCACTTTTCATTGACTTTTTGGTTTATATGTGGTATAATACCATCAAAAATAAGGAGATTTATTTATGGAAATTTGGAAACCCATTGTTGGATTTGAGGATTCATTTGAAGTTTCAAACTATGGTAATCATAGACGCATTGCATATCATCACACTAACGCAAGAAATCAATTACCCTTAAAAACTGTATTAAGACAACAGAAAGCAAGAGATGGATATATGCATATGCCTATAAATTATAATGGTCACAAAAGGGCATATCCTGCACATAGAATTGTTGCTCAAGCATTTATTCCTAATCCTAATAATTATCCACATATAAATCATAAAGACGGTAATAAACAAAACAATTATGTTGATAATTTAGAATGGGTTACACCATCTATGAATCAGAACCATTCTGTTAAGATAGGTACTTTTACCCCAAGAAAACCACCGTATAAACCCGTTGGTAAATTTGATAAAGATATGAAATTATTGGAAATTTATGAAAATTCATATAAAGCTGCGGAATCTGTTGATGGATTTGCGACTAAAATCAGAGCATGTTGTTTTGGAATTATTAAAACATATAAAACTTTTGTTTTTAAGTTTGTCGATGAAAATGGAAACATCTTGACTCCCAAAAAAGAGGGAGGTAAAAAGGCTGTAAATCAATATGATAAAGATGGGAATTTTATAAGACGGTATGATACAATAAAACAAGCAAGTTTAGATGTTGGTGTAAACAGTAATCAGATAGTATGTTGTTGTAAAAAACGCAAATATTTTAAAACAGGTGGTGGCTATATCTGGGAATATGCTGATAATTAAAGTGGAGGTAATCCTTGTTCCGCTCTTATGCGGTTTTTTTCTGCCAAAAATTCATCTTCGTGTTGTTTTTCAGCTTTCAACTTGCGTACGTCAACCATTCGCACCATATCCATGCCCCAAACGGATTCAGCTTCTTTTTTCTCATTTTTATATTCTTTTTTGTCTAATTTTTTATCTCTATAAAGTGACCTTATGTAAAGCAATCGGTTATATGGAGCTTCAACGGTTGCAATCAACCTTATCTTTTGCATTAATTCGGGGTAACTCATTTTGCCAATTTCAAATGGATTAATATTATATGGTGGTATCAATGATAATGCGTCACGAATCAATACTATATCGGTACTCCAATTTATTAGTGGAGGCTTATTGCTTTCTTTATCTATTTCAGATATACGGGCGTATTTAATAAAATATTCTGTAAGTTCATCTAAAACGTCTTTTACTTCCTGTTTGTCTATGTTAAAAACATCAAACTCACGATTTAACATTAAATCATATGCTATAGATATTGCGGTCAAATCTGACATTTCACCGTCTTTTGCAAGCCTAAACGCTTCTTGTGTTTTGACCGCTTGTTCTGCACCAACGTTTATAGGTATTTCCGCACCTTTAACGGTGATAGTAGTCTGTATAGACTCTATGAGTTCAAACATTTTATTTGTTTGCTAAAAACGCTTGTTTTTCAGCCTTTACCTGTTCGGCTTTCGCTTTCCGATTTTCCATTTCCTCTAAGTTAGCTTTGGTTTTAGCAACTTCATTAAACCAATCCATAGCTTGCCTTACGGTTTCCAAAAGTTCTTTAATGCCTTGCTGTTCGATTCCGCTATATTTAAAAACAAATTTTGCCGCACCATCACCGAAAATGCTGTCAAAATGATAGTCTATTTTTTCACTTAAACTTGAAAAACGTTTAATAGCTTCGCTAACTTCATTTTCATTATCTTCATTAAAATCGGTAATGTTTTCCTCTTTTATATTTTCAAGTGCAAAGATGTGCTGATATATACCCTTATCATTAGGATTAAAATACAACGTCTTTACAATATCACCATCAATAGAATTTTTTACAATGTACTCAATAGGTATACGCTCGTCTTGTGTTACTACCTTAAATTGTGGCATTTCCAACCCTTTATTTGCCTTTTTGCTCATATCGCCTTATCTCCCTTTTTAAATTGAGGGGCGATTTATCACCGCCCCCATGTTTGATTAATTAGTTTTCCTCTGCTATTTTAACGTCTGAATCGTCATGCAACCACGACTTTTTATCCTTTTTACTTGGCTTAACGGGTGAATCAACATTGTCCGTCACTATTGCAACTCTTTGTTTAACTTCACCGCCAAGAAGGGGTAATCCTACGCTTTCACGATATTCGTTTAAAGTCATATCCGCACCGCCTGATTAAGCAGCTGCAAATTGGAATGATTCTGTCGGAATATCAAAACGTGGATATGCAGTTGTGCTTGTCGGATTTGCGTCTGTGGGTGTGCCTGTGATTTTAAGCGTAAACGGAATGTCTACACCGTCAGTTGACTCTCCACCGATACCTTGTATCAAAAGAACGCAATCTTGCACGTTTGCAAACATTACTTTCATCGGAGCGTCACCAAGCTTTTCAAGGTACACCTCACCATATTGTGCTTGAATATCGTCAAGACCTTTACGCTTGAAGTACATATCAAGCAATTGATGTGTGAGGGGGTCTCCCGCTCTTGCAATGTACTTGTCAACATCTACAGTAACCGCAGTCATAACGTTTGAAGATGTCATTTCCTCACGCACGTTCATTTCATCGGTTTCTTCCCAATCGGGTTCTGCGGAAGCGTCTGTATTATCCCTCATTAAAGCATACGTGCGCTTTGCAGTACCTACAGTAAGTATTAAATATTGTCTGAACCAACTTCTGGTTGACTTAGGGTCGCCCGGAAAGGGGTTCAGTAATTGGCTGTTAGCACCAATTTCGCCAATACCACTCATTATTATATTCTCCTTGTCTTAGTATTTTTGTTTATATCATCAACTGTATCAGTACATACAGCTAATTTCTAAGTAATATCAAAATCAAAATGTAAGCTGATAAGGTACTCTCGCAACCGTATTCCACTTATTTCTAATGCAAGTGACGGATAACCACCATTTGCACTCATGATTTCATAGCTTGTATCACTGAATTTTGGTAATAATGGATTTGCGTTTGGTGTATTGCGGTCGCTATCAGATTTGTTTATCCAATCTAAGAATCTCGGCAATGCTACCGCTATATAAAATCTTTCATCGTCCAATTCCGCAGGTCTGCGGAATATAAGATTATAATTAGCACGTTTACGCAAAAATACCAATTCATCACGCACATTTGTTTGCCTTGTTACAATGTTTTCACCAACAGGGATTATCATGTTTCCGCTTGTTTCTCTTGCAGGGTCAATATCAATGGTGTCAAGAATGTCTATACATTCACCTTGCCAAACAGGTACAGGGCATGATAACAAAAAAGCGTGTATTTGTTCTATTCGGCTTGGCATTATACTACCCCACTGTTTATGTGCTGTTCAAATTCTGCGGTCAATACAGGCATATCATTCGCTATTATATTATTTGACCAATATGCATTTGATAACGGATTTGTATATCGCTGTATAAATCTTTCACCAAACAAACTTCTACCTGTCCAAAGCCAGACCGCTTGATACGGATAACCGCTTTCGGGGTCTGCTTCAAATATGAGTTCGCCTGTACCAAACTGATTCGGGTCGTTTAATGACCGATTGTGATTTAGGAAATCACCATACTCAAACGGAACATATTTTTCCATAGCATACCAGACTTTTTCATCCCACGCTTTTTGTGCAGGTGATTGTATGCCAAAACGCTCTTGTAAACTCGGTAAAATGTTATCTATTTCAATTTCAGTTTGAAATGTGATTTTCATATCTACGCCCTAATCAAAATGTGACTTGCTTTCGGCGAAACATCGAATTGGTGATTTTCGTAACCTGCAATGCGAGTTGACCCATCTATCCAATCAAACCGTCTGCCACTTGGTACATTCTGTGTGATAATATCACGTTCTATGTTGGTAATCTCTGCATTTGTACCTGCGGGTATTTCAAGTTGAACAGCTTGTGGTATTATAACAGTATTTGTACTACCACCTACTTGTAAAGACCAAAAACCGTCAAGTTCATCCTCTGGTTTCGCTAACCATTCGTGATAGGGTATAAAAGTTAGCTGTGGTGTGTCAAATATCATGTATAAGTTAGCTTGATTTAAAATAACACCTGTTCTGATAGCTGTTGATTCACGTTCTGATGTAAATACCGTTTCGGGTAAAATGCGTGGGATTAACTTAATGAGTCCTGTGGTTTTATGTACCCATCGTATTAAAACTGTTACAGGTCTGCGATAACGTCCGCTCATGGTTATATACCTGCGTGTACAAGCAAGTTATGAAGCGGAGTAAACGCCAAATATACACCGATTGCGTCTCTTATTTGCTTTTCATATTCAGCTTTATCAGTTACATCTTTTAGCGTATATGAGTAACTAAACGCTTTTTCGCTTGTAACGTCACCTGCTTTTGGAGCATTACTTTTTTCAAATTGAATGGTCGCCAATCTTGCAACGCACATCTTTAGATATAAGGGAAAGTCACCATTATCAATACGCAATTCATCTAATGGAACATTCCTCTTGTTAACAACCGCCCATGCTTGAGATTCAAAATGCCCCCATGCGTTTCTTGTGATAGGTGGATTATCCATACCTGCCATGTACATTTCAGTATAAAATTGATATGAAATGAACGGAACGTATGCCATGATAATCACCTTTCAAGATTATTGTTTGTATCTGCTGAGTATCGTGTACTGCCGACACTCAGCAGAGTTATGTTTTGTTAGTTACTTATGGAGTCGTGGGCGCAGCTACACCCAAAAACGCAAACGGTACAGGATTATTGCTCATTTGTGTTACGGGGTCGAGTACCTGCCAGCCTAATCTCATGTGTAAGATAAGGGCTGTTTTGTTTTCTTGTGCAAGATTATGTGATTTCCCTGCACCGTCAACAATGATACCGTCACGAGTCGTTCTGTAGGTGATTTCCTCACGAATTGAATATACAAGACGTGTGAAGTCAGCCATAAGCATTGAAGCTTTTGTATAATCCCATGAACCGTTACGCACAAACCAAAGCGGAAAACCGCCAAGTGCAAAAGGTGTACCCTCTTGAAGTGTAGCGTTGGGTGCAAAAATCGGTCTACCGTCACCATCGACCATGCCTTGTAATCTTGCTCTCATTTGAACAGCAGATACAAGTCCTGTCGGAGCGTAATCGGTAAGTTCGATTTTTTCCATTACACCGCCAACACCGAATAAGTCAACATAATTGTTAGCTGTCGGTGTTACTACAAGACCGTTGGTGCTTGCTCTAAGCCAGAGTGAATCAATGTCTGCCCACTCAACAGGCTTATCTACTCCAAAAATGATTGCACGGTCAATCGCACGACCAAATTGTGAAGCGAATACAGGAATGTCACCACCGATAACATCATAGCCATTAGCGAGAGCGTCTGCTAAATCAGCGTCACGGAATACTTTAATAGCGGCAAATTCGCCAGCTTTAAGTAAACGTGGCTCAAACTTTTGTGTGGTAACTTTCTTTGTGTTTGTTTTTACTGACGGGACTGCTCCACCCTCGTTGTAACCATCAACTGCAAACGCAGAAGGCAATTCGCTACGAACATCAAGCCAAGTTTCCCTTGCTATCATGTTACGCATACGAGTGAAGTTAGAGAGAACAACAGATTCCCTCATTGTGTTTTCAATTACCCCTGCTATAAATTCGGGGTGTAACAACCCACCATACTGAGGATGGGATGTAAAAGTTTCTTGTGGCATTTCTTATAATCCTTTCTGAATTAAGAGTGCCGCCCGAATAATGCTTGTGTATAATTAGTAGGCTTCTTTACGTTGTTTTTTGAATTTGTACCACCTACATACAAAGCACCCTTAGGCGGTTCTGGTTTAGTTTCTACATCATCTTTTTTATAAGGATTTTTTTCAAAATATTCTTTAGCAGTTGTAGCAAAATCTTTTTCTTTTGTTACAAGTTTATCAATGCGTATAGAATAAATCTCAATATCCTCAGGGTCAGTCACTTGATATGATTGGACAATTTTGTGCTTTTCGTTAGTAGATTTATAATCTTCCAATTCAGCAATTCTTTTATCCTTTTCTTGGATTATCATATCAGGTGTGATTTGTTTTTCTTTCCATTCGGTAGCCATTTTATTGATAGTTTCGGGGTCAAGTCCGCTTTGTTCAAGCATTGACTTAAATACACCCATCATCTTTTTTTCGGCTGCTTCAATGGCTTTTTGTTCTGCTTGTGATACTATCGCATTTGTATCAACGGGTGTTTGAACATTTATAACAGGTGTCGCCTGTGTACCGCCCACTTGTGGCGTTGTAGCCTGTACAGGTTGTACAGTTGTTTGTGTAGCTTGTTCGCTCATGGTATTCCTTTCCGTATTTAAACGCTCGTCAGCTATATTCCATGTTTTATGTCGTGTCCGACAATATGTAGTTCTATAATCACCACTATACCACATGATATAGTGTTAATCAACTAATTTTTATCGGGAAACATCTCCCTAATTTCTTTTCTGTGTTTCCTGCTTGCAACTCTCAATTCTTGTGCCGCTTGAGGGTTTTCGTCAACTTCCTCGTAATTGATTATCTTAATAGCCGCTTGGTCTATCGTGCCACCTAAATCATCAAAGTACATGGTAGCGTATGCGTTTGCACGTTGCTCTGATGGTACATCGGGTATGTCAACGATTTTAAGATTGATTAACCTACCCTCTGTGATACGCTCCTCAAACGATTCCAAGACAGCTTCAAGTTGGTCTGCTTCAATAATCATCTGATTGTTTTCGTCAAACTTAGTCCAGATGTCGCCGTTAAGTTCTTCGTAATATAGTTGTTTTCTTGCCATGATTTTCCTCCTTATGGCATACTATCGTTAGTAATCCATGTCATAGATGTGCGAATGTCGTTATTTGCACTTGCGATATTAACTGTTGGTCTTACTGTACTTCTTGCAGTTCCGCTTGCTTCGCTCACTTGTAATCTCAAGTTTGCAGCAGCAGGAACAATAGCCGATGTAGCTGTCGCAGTAGGTCTAAATCCTATAGGAATTGTCCATAGATTTTGTGCTGTTGTAATAGCACCTGCCGCTTTTTCGTTAGGAATATCCATTACAACAACTTGACCAACTCTTGACAAAACAGGAGTGTTTGTGTCTGTAAATATCGTTGGCGCTTGTGCCGAAACAGACAATCCGTTTGCACCAGACCATTGCCTAAAAACTATTGACCTACCAACAGTAGCGTCACTTATTTGTCCGAACCAAAAAGCGTGTCTCTGTGACGCTGTTCCAGATGTTTGAGTCAAAGCAACCGCTGAACTAAAGCTAAAGCTAAAAACATCACCTTGCTCACATTCTGACACAGCAAAAATGCTAGGACTAATTACCCCCAAATTCATACCTTTATTATTCCACGTTTTTAATATTTCAGCTCCTCTATACAGTTGAATCCGAATACTTTCATTACTTACAACATTTTTATTTCCCGCTCCTATAAATAATGCCCATGTTCCCTTATTTGAAACAGTTAAGTATACACCATTTATAAGGTTTGTTCCTTTTTCAAAAACAGGAGTAAGGTCAGTAAATGTTTCTAAACTGGCGACTGCCGTTACGCTTCTACTCGCATAATTCCCCTCACAGTACGGCAACCCCATCAATCCTGCTCTGCCTAGTATGATGTCAAGGTTTTCACCGTCTTTACCAAACACACCGTTGGTAGCAGTCACGGGGGCATAGGGGTTTCCCTCATGGTCTAATGCTATGCCTAGTGGTAATTCGTGTATGTTCATAAATATCTCCTATGCTATTCTGCGGAATAAAAAGCTTAAAGGGGGCGATGTAGGGGTTATTGAAGTTCTTGCGATTGCGCTATTGATTTGAACACGTATGCGCTCACCTTGTTTTAAATCTTCAACGTATACTATCGACATAAAAGAACCCGCATTAGCTGCACTAACATCATGTCTGAAATGTCGAGATTTTTCGGAAATAGTTGTTATGCTTTCTGTGCTTGCCAACACCATAACATGAACATTACCTGCCGTAGTTGGTGCAAACAAAAATCTTCTAGTTGATAAAACATAAGTACCCTTTTCGGGTGCTATTAAAAACGTACCATCTACCATATTTATGCCCGATTCAAAAACTGGTGTTATTGCCTCGTCAACACCTGCCGCTAAACTTCTGTCTTGAAAACGACCACGCATTGACGGCATATCCATCTTAATAACAGCAGGACTACCATCAAACGGTTTCATTGTAGGTACTGCCGCAGGGTAATTCAACCAATTCCAATAAGTACCATCCCATTGGAAATCCCAATCGCCAACAGTTAACAAAGACGCTATTATCGGTTGACCATTCCAACGTATTTCAGCAGCACCTGTAGTTGTGACGTTCAATCTCGGTGTTGCGTGTGTGTTTGCTACTGTTAACCGTATTGTCACTCTCGGATTGCCAACACGGACGAAGCCTGTAATCGTAGACGCTTTGTCTTGTGTTCCTGCTGCTGTGTTGCTTGTGCCATACCATATATCTTGAGCGTTAATCCACAACTTTAAGCGGTCACGGTTTGCTTGTGGTAGTTGTGTTGTTGTTGGTGCTGTTGTCGGTGTTGATATGTTTTGTAAAACTCGACCTGCTTGTTCGGATGTTAATGTTTGAGCAGCGTCAAAACGTAATCTTGTATTGAACAGGTGCAACATTTTATTCCAAATACTTTGAAGTGTGTTTAGTAATGTTACGTTTGTTGTAGCCGCAGGTGCTGCACTATCTGCGGTTGGAGTAGCTAAACTAAACGTAGTGTCTCTTACTTGCTGTGGGTCGAAAACGCCACCTGTTCCACCATCACCATCAACAGGAAACTTAACAAATTTTGTTCCGTCATATCCGATTTTATAAACTTTCGGAGGATTTCCAACAACGGAAACAACTTGTCCGTTAAATGCTTCACCTACAAGCAAATAATTATCAAGCATTGCTTCATTTTCAAATGTGCTTGAAACATCAAGTGGTCGTCTATTTAATCTTTTAAAGCTACCTGCTTGATTAATAGTTGACATAACTAACTCCTATATTGTCAGTGTAAAACGCTCATTTGAAATAAACGGAAACTCGGGAAGTAAATAAAGTATTCTATAATCAACGGCGGTAAATCCATTTGCTCCTTGAACAGAAACTATAATTTCAGTAAACAATGACTTCACATCACTTCCAAGACCTGCTTGAACAATGCTTGTTGGAAACCTTAAACTGCTTGGATATGCGAATACAACACCACGACCACCTGTAGGCACTTCTGCAATCATTTGAAAATTCTCACCAACATTTAATTGACTGCTTGCTAAAGCACGAATAAACGCTGAATTGTTAGGTATAGTTCCGTCTGCCAATACACCCCAAAAAGACCTGCGTTGTGGAGTGTATGTTACGTTATTTGATGTAATCGAACCTGCTTCAATTCTTCCAACCGGGTCTGGGTTTCCCTCACTGTCGTCTTTAACCGCTCCTTGAGCAAAATCAACAATAGCTTGATATGTTCTGTTAGTAGTCAGTTGAAAAGTTGTATCGGAGTGAGCAATCGGAGTAGCACCTGTATAAATGTTTGTTCCATCACGAGTAACCCTATATCCTGTTGCCCCACCACTATCCCCTGCGTTCCAATCAGGCGTTAGTGTAGGTGTGATATTTTCCCCTATTTCTCTTGCAAGCGGAGCAGTACCACTAAGCGACAAAGTAGGTGCTGTATATTTTGCAGGAACACGAGGGTTTAATATTTTACGCATTGTTGCCAATAGGGTATCTGTATCAGATATTACAGTTCCGCTTGCTAACCCTAAATTTGCATTAGTAACTGGAATAGTCGCCCCAGATATAATATCATCAAAACTGCCCCCAACTTCACCTGCCTGCCAAACACGGTTTAAATCCCATGTTATAGCACCAGAAGTAGCATTTATTTCTTTTACAACGTATCTTGTATAATTTCCGTTTTGCGTTTCGTCAACACGAACATAAGCGAAATCATTTACAGATATGCTTTTCCATGCAGATTTATTTGTGGGTAAGTCCGCTTTTGTATTGAAAGTTCCTGCATATTGACCAAGTTCTGCGATTCCGTCTATTCTATCAGCTAATTCACCTAATTTTGCCCTTATATCTGCATGAGATAATTCTGATATATTATGAGCATTTATCGCAGTATCTATATCTTCTGTATCACCACTTATAGGTGAATAAGTAAAATCCTCGTTTATGATAAAGACCAAAGGTGTGTTTTCAGCAGTACGAACACTGACTATTTGTCCGACATAAGCCGCACCTGTTGCAAGATAACTTTCAAACAAAGCCATATTGTTAAACGTTACGTCTGGGTCTAAATTTCCTCTAAATAATCTTTTAAATTGACCTGCTACGTTTATTGCATTAACTGACATATCATATTCTCCTTAAATCGTCAATCTGAACACTTCCGAACTTGCGTAGGGAAATTCTGGTATTAAATATAGAACTCTATACATAACTGCTGTAAATCCATTTGCACCACGCACAGGCACAGCAATTTCCGTGAACCAAGATGTCACATTTAACCCCAAAGACACTTGAATTATACTGCTTGGTGGTCTTAAAGACTGTGGATAACAGAACACTAACCCTCTTTGACCTGCGTTTACTTCAACTGTTATCTGAGTTCCATTTTGGGGATTATCCAAACTTTGCGATAACGCTCTTACGCTATCTGAATCAGTTGGAAACTGTGGTGTAAATAAAGCGGAATAAAACGCTCTGCGGAATGGCGTATATGAAACCGTATTGCTTGTAACCGTTCCTGCTTCAATACGTCCTGTATCATCTGGTTCACCTGCACTATCTTCTTTGATTTCGCCTTGTGCAAAATCAGCTTGTGCAAAATAATTTCTATTTTCAGTCAACTGGAATGTTTCTGTTATTGGTACAGCACTTGTTCCAGTGTGTATATTTATTGCATTTCTTACTAATCTATATTGTTCTAAAGCACCACCATCATTTTGAGTAAATGTAGGCGTAAAAGTTGTCGTTATATTCTCACCTATTTCTCTTGAAAAAGGGACTGTTCCTGTAAGCGATAAAGTTGGTTTAATATATACTGGTGGTTCAATAGGTCTTAATATAAATCTTAATATTGAATACAAATCTCTTTCACTTTTAATTTCTGTGCCTAAAGGTATTCCAGCATACGGATTTGTTACTATAAAGCTATCTCCACCCATGAAAACTTCACGAGCATCGTTTGTGCCACCTGCACCTTTGTTTAATTCAGCGATTATATTACGTTCATCTTCATCATCTATAGAAACAAATCCATCAACATAATCGAAAAGTATACGCCCATGTTGTATAGGAACTTCAACATCTGGAGTTTTTCTATATGCAATACTGAATATCATATCAGAATACCTCCACCGTTAATATTTCTCTTGAAGCTACATCAACATAATCGTTTAATTCCGTAGAAAAATATTGAAACACATTATATGTTATTCCATCAGGAGTAGTTCTTAAATCTTCTCGAATTATAGGCGTAGAATTATTCGGAGTCTTAACATACACATGAGTTGCAAGAGGTGGTTTCGGGGGTGATTCTTCCGCAAAACCACTTTCAACTACGGATATGAATGTAGAATTTATTGTGCGTAAATTGCCCGCCATGACGGAAACTTCAATTGTGCCGACTTCTTGTAGCATTTCATTCGGAATAGGCATAATTCCATTTTCGTCAAGAAAATAATGACCTACTGCATAATTATGTTTTAAAATTATCGCAGGAGTTAAATTGCTCCAATGTTCGCTAAACGTAAACTGAATAAACGCATAATTTTGTGTCATTCTATAAATCGGAGTTACATCGACACGACTTATATTTCTGTCACTTACGTTTATCTTTATCAGAATATCATTTACCGTTAACTCGTACATTATTTTCTCCCACGCTTGCGACGTAAAACTATGCTACTTGTGCGATATTCGTTTTTAGGCTTATTTTTGCCCTCTGGCTTGCCTTTTCGCTGTGGGGGTGTATGTTTTGTAGGGGCAACATCAGGAACGCTTACAGGCGATTCTTTTGGCTCTGGTGACACTTCAGCTTTTTCGGGTTTAACAGCCGATGTCGGCATTACGGTTTCGTGCCGATAAGAACGCAAGAAGTCCGCTTCTTTTTTTGTAATATATTTTTCGTCAAGCAATCTTTGTATCACCGTCATGGGTATCGGAATCTTGCCAAGTGTTTCAAAATCTTTGTTACCGTTAAGGATTTCTTCGATAAACTTCTTTTGGCTACTGTTTAAATTTTTGGGGATTGTCATTATTTTAATCTCCTTTGGCTTCAAATTCAGTACACATCATATCTTCGCTAATTTGTTCTGTGCAAAATTGGCTTTCGGGATTTGTGCAGACGTTTTCACCAAACATACTGTGACTACTTACAAACCACATACAATCCCTACAAGTCATTGTTTCTGACTCCCTGCAAAATGGAGTTCGGACTCGATAGCCATATCTTCATAGAAGTCTAAGTTTGTATCGTTGCCTTGCGGTTGTTGTGTACCACCAAACATATTCACACGTTCAACAGCTTTTTTTATCATTTCGTCATTTATGCTGTGTAGGTCTTTTGACATTTCGTACATATAAGCTGCCGCAAGTCCTGTTGGTACTTCACCCTTGCTTTGCAGACGTAAAAGAGCGTTTACAGTACGGTCAAGAGCGTCCAACTGTTCTTGTTCTGTGGTCATGATACTGTCGCCTATTACAAATGTCACATCATCTTTATTAACATTGCTATTTCCAAGTGAATAAGCATGGGTTATCTCGGAATATATAACAACAGCTTCTCTTAAAACCTTTTCAAGCTGTTTCTGTATCGTATTTACAAGCACGAAAAATCTTTGTCTACCGTGCATTATTTCCGTTGCTGTTTTTTCAACACTTGAAGTTTCGCTTAGTATGCCAAAACTTAAACCTACCGATATTTCAATTTGTCGCAATAATTCTTGTTTGCGTTTCTGATAAGCGTCAACTCTTATTTCGGGATTGAATATAATCGGATTAAGTTCTTGTCCTAATCCTGTGTCAATTCCCATAAACACATCACTGCCACTATCATTGATACGACCACTACTGTCAACCTCTGCCATTAGTTTATCAATAATAATTCGGCTACGAGCGTTTTTAAACTCTCTCACTAATAACGAGTCAAGTTCATCAGCAAGCCTTATCAGCTCAATGGCTCTATGGAAAACAGCTTCATTATTCGGTGCAATCAATTCTACAAACCACGCTCTTGTAGTTTGAAAATTAGATGTAGGCTCTATATATTTCCACGCTTCAACTTCGGATAAAGCCACTTCACTACCAAGCATATTCTTATCACTTGACCGAAACGCTTTATTGATTATGGTGTATTCTCCGTATTCAGCATTTTCCTCTTTTACAAAATCCAAGTGGGATAATAGCGTATAAAACAATTCACCGATTTGTTGTCTGTCAACTACGACCACTTCTGACAACTCACCCGAAACATCATATCGTACAGGAAAATAATTACCTGCCCCCACCGCATTAACTGCTATTTTATCCCCTGCGATATACGGTCTTAACAAAACGCTACCAACAGCACCCATTTGCTCTACAATAGCACCTAAACCGTTTATCAGCTCTTGATACCATTCGTTAAGCATTTCATTGTTTTGTATTTCGGACTCAAATTCGCTAACGCAATTTCTGGCAATTTCCGCACAAATAGAATAAGCCAAGTTTAGGCTTGGCACTTGAGGGGTATTCCAATTTGCCTCTCCCAAAAACAGGCTTTTCCACAATTCAATATCGTCAACTTCCTCTTGTGAAAGAAGTATCTCTACATCTAATGCGCTTGCAACGTCACGTTTTGGAATCATGCTTTTAATCCACCTTACGATATTCGACAACAGCGACATTTATTCACCGCCTAAAAATCACGCAGTTCTAATTTCGCCCCAATATTCAAGTTCTAACTGCTTTCTTTTCAAAAATGCTTCCTCAAATGTATCAAAAGTTCCAAACTGTTTCATTTTGCCATTTACAGGAAACCTTACTCTCCATTTTTGCGTGGATTTTACAAGTCCTACACCTGCACATCCCGACGTATTTTGTTTTGGTAATTTTTGGTTTCTTGCTTGTTCCTCATCTGTTGCCCATCTAACATTGCCCGGCTCATAATTACCTCTTTTGTTAGGGTATCTGTCTATTGAATATCCCTCTTTACCAAAGTTTTCTAACTTAGAAACATAATCATACCAAGACAAAAAATCATTTATCCAATTTTGATATACTGTTACACCGACTGCTCCATAAAGCTCATAGCTGTCATTATTTTTATTATAACACCGTTCTTTCATATTTCTCCAAACTATGTAAATTGGAGAATCTGCAAATCCGTGTTTTGTGCTTCTTTGTATAACTAATTCTCTTTTATAACATCCACATGAAACAATCCTGCCCGAAAGTAATCCACGACTTGCTATTGATTTAACGTTTCCACAATCACATTTGCACAACCAATAAGCCTTATAGTGCTTGTCTGTTTTGTCAAATTGTAAAACTAATAATCTGCCAAATCTTTGACCTGTTAAGTCTTTTCTCTCACTCATTATTGTAACCTCCTATAGTTACTCCTAAAGTTTTGAGTGGGAAACGGTGTTAGGATTCACCGCTTGTCGTGTTGCAATCACTATCCCACTATATATATTTACACAATTATACATTGTCATTCTATCATATAGTGCAAACTGTTGTCAACAATATCTTGTTGTGTTCATAATTTCGTAACACAAGATATAGAAAAAGCCACTATTTTCAAGTGGCTTGTGTATATTTATTCAGTTAAAATGGATATATATGCAATTTATTTTATAAAATTCTTTATTCTGTGCGTGAAAGTATAGCAGAAACTGTCATAGTCATCGACAGGCGTACTATAATCGTCAAGAATAGTATCTGGTTTATCTGGATGCCACACTAATTGAGTTAAAGAGTCAACCAACGATTCACAATCATCTGTCATGTGAAATCTGCCAAGTGCCATTAAATCTGTTAATGCCTGTATTCTTTCAATACCCTCTGGTTTTTTAGCATACGCCACTTGTAATAATGGATATTTTTTTCTTACAGATATTCTCAATTTATTACCCATATATTGCGCTCCGTCAAAAAAAACACAACGCACATTCCCATAAGTCATCATAATTTTATCTAAAAAATCAAGAAACAACTTTTCTATTTGCTCTGGTGTTGTATCTTTAGCAGGATGTCTTTCAGTTGCTAAAGCATGAACTCCACGCCAATTTTTAGTTATACCAGAAGCAGATAGAGCGTGATTTGACCGATTTTCACCGCAATCAAGAGCTACGATAATTTCTGCAAATCTTTCAATGTGACCTGTTTTTTTATCGAATACGGGTTTTATAAATTTATTGGGGTTTTCTGCAAAAAGCGGAAAAACAATGCCGGAACCTACAGCCCATTCACCCTCACAGTAGCGTTTGTACCATACAGAGCCAACGGGGTACATAGATAAAATAAAATCTCTTTCATTTTCGGGTAAAAATGGATTATCCCATATCGTATATTTCTGATAGTAAACATATTTTGGGTTATCATCAATTAGTTTCTTAACATGATGTGTAGGAAAAAGCGGATTTAGTGTACCGTCTGCAACGCTATATGGCTTATCAAGGCATGGTATCAGTTCGACTACAACTTCCTCTGGGAATGTAGCCAATTCATCAAGATTTAGATACTTAATACCTGCACCTTTAACTTTTAACGCTTGTTTTATATTGTTTGTTCCAAAACAAGTAACTATTTGTCCGAACATTCTTGCTTCATTTTTTGAGTTAATTTCAGAAACTAAAGCCTTGCCGTACATTTGTTGTAGCGGACGTATTATGTTAGTTGTTAATGTTTGTTTTGTGTGTCCTAATAAAAATACTTCACCCTCTAAATCAATTCTTTCACGAATACGTTTAGGGATTAAAAATCTGTTTAGGTAGGTTATTTGCCCGTTCTTCTTGCCCCTCCAGCCAAATTTATTTTTTTAGTAGCATTTCTAAGATATTCCTGCTGATGGTCTGAAAATGATAAGTTCACGGTTAAACCACCCCCTTTTACCCCAAACACTCGCAGCACAACACGCTAAACCACCGTTTTATCAGCTAAAACGTACTCGTAGGCTGCAACTTTTCCACTTAAGAACGCAAGTTCAAGGTGTAGTTCGCAAATGTCATTGTCCTCGTCAACCTCGCATTGACCGCACCCATCGCAGATGTCCTCTGGCGAAATGCTACAAAACTCGTCCTCATCGTCTGCAAATAGTTTCTCAAGGAAGTCAAAGACCTCTTTTAGCTCATCATCGTTCAAAGATGATATGTTCTTGTGCTTAATTTTGTCAAAACTTGCCTTATCCATGCTCATATTACTCCTTTTTCAATATTTAGTAGTTGAAAATCAGTATAGCACAATATATTCCCTATTGCAATTAGTTTTTACTTATGGTATAATCGGTATTGCAAACATGATAACGCCATGTTGCCGACAGATGTTGTTATAGCCTTATTGGTTTTAACGGTTCAGTAGCTTTTGGATGGCGTTATCGTCCAAAAAGTTACTGAATTTTATTTTAGGGGCGTACAAATGGCAACAGAGAAATCTTGCAAAATGGAAAAGTGTTTGGACACTTCCACCTACTTTGACAAGTTGATAATAACGTCCGAAGCGTTTAACAACGTCAGTTACGAAATCAAGGGTGACGCTATTCAGCTACTTGTTTGGTTACATGGTGCTAAAGACCCTATTAAATTGCCTATGAGGTTTGGGGATTGTCTTGTTTTATGTGATGAAATGTCTGAAATTGTGAGGGAGTGGCGGTATTTGTGAGCCAATTTACTTTTGATATGTATAGCAAAGAACGGTTTATCAAAGTCACAACTATACAAAACCGCCGGAAACTCAATCTGCTGCGGAGTGCTTGAAGCTATATTCAAACAGATGTTACCAGACGAAAGGAGCAACCCATGCTAACAATGACCCTTATTGAAAAAAGCGAACTCACTTGTGCGTTTGGAGGTAGATTATGAACAAAGGTATTAAAAAGCAAATAAAAAAAGCAAGAGAAAATGTTTTGAACGAGATACATACACAAAGCAGAAGTCATGTTCAGCGTGGGTTGTCTACTGAGGGTTACGCAGGTGGCTATTTAGACGCTTTAACTGATGTTGAATTAGCTTTAAACGGCGTTTATAACAACAATAGCAGATATTGGGTGAAAGAATAACCCTCGCCCACGCAATAGTAAAAAATATTTAGGGAGTGTAAATATGTTGATAGATGAATTAGAACAGACAAGCAATTATCACGATTTAAGTATAGAGCTTGAAAGGGAAAACGCTCAACTCAAAATAAAGTTGGAGTTGGCACTCGCTGATTTAAAATTGATTTGCAGCAGTAAATACGGTGACGGTTGCGAATTTTGCCTTTACGAAAATGATAAAGAAAAGATAGAAACTGTTTGTGTTTTATGCAATGAATATCACGATAAGTGGGTCTGGCGTGGCATGAAAGATAGTGAGGTAAAAACCCCATGAACAACAATGAAAAAATAAAAGCGTGTTTGCTTTATTGCGAAATTTGTAAAGGCACATTTATTTCTGTTATGGATGAACAGATTTGCGAATGGTGTAAAATTGCCAGAGCAAGACACACCGAAAATTAACGCTTGCAAATTGCAAGAGGGATAGGGGAGAAATGAATAATGAAATGTCCATACAGGATAAAAACAACAAGGTATAATAATACAAATAATACTGGATTTTATGAAGTGCAAGAGTGGTGTTTGTGTATTCAAGAGGATTGTATGTTTTATAAACCACAAGATAAAAGAGAGCAACATCGTGAACAATACCATTGTCAAAAAGCACTTTTAGAAAGTTATATAATTTTAGATTAACAAACAACCAGATATGGAAAAATAGGTCTTGACAAAGGAGGATATAAAAACATGTTAGAATTTGTTTTAATTGACAAAAAAGGTAAAGAAGTAGAATGGATTGACCCTGTTGTTAACATTGTTATTGATGAAAACACAATAAAAGTATATAACGGATTTAATAATGTTTATGATTTTAAAATTCATGGCTATAAGTGTTTGCATTGGGATGAAGATAAATTCGGTGAATTTGATTTTGTATTAAGAATCAAAAAATAAATAACTAAATATAGTATTTTGGGTGTTGACAAACACTATATATCGTGGTAATATACTCTTACGAGTGCTACCGTGATATGCTTGTATGTTAGTGGCAACACTTTCAAAATAAATAGCAAAACGACTCGGACGGTAGCACGTTAATGGGTCGTTTTACTTTGCGGAGATATTATGACAGAATTAAAGCCTTGTAAAAAATGCGGTGGCGAACCTAAATCATCTTCACATAAACCAATGTACAGAACTAAGTTTTTCGTTTATTGCTTAAATTGCAATTATTCAACTCATAGATACCACGATAAAGAACAAGAAGCTATGGACACATGGAATCAAACCATGTCTAAATAGCTTTTTTATTTTTTAATTAAATATTGTTGCGGTTTCTATGCAATCGTTCCGCTCGCAAAAAACGATTAGGTTAGTAGCAACCAAAGCTAATTGAAAAAAGCTACAAAAGAGTTTTTCCGATTACTCTATAAACAAATAACGGGGGCGGTACTTGTTTCAGTTTTTAACTGAGGGCATTTACTGAAAGTGATTCCGTAGGGCGCAAGAGCGGAACATAGTCACTTTTAGACTTTATGACGGGGCGATTCCGTACGGCGTGATAAAGGTTTGTCCGCTTCGTGCGGGCAACCTATAATCAAAAGCTCAAACCGTTAGCGTAAAACAATTACAAACAACCAAAACTACCTAAACTTAAATAATATATAATAAAAACTCACATGATGTTTATAGAAAAAATTTTAAGCCCTTATTAGCTTTATTTAGCTGATAGGGGCTTTTTGTCGTTATACCAAAAAAAAATTAGCCATACGTTACTAACATAACTATACAACTACACAAAACGAAAGAGCCTACAATAAGCAGACTCAATCTCAGCTAATATACATCTTGGTTATATCAGTCGACTATCACGAAAAATCAAGTTCCACGATAGTAATATATGAGTAGGTTAAAAAACCAAATCACACTATAGTAATATATGTAGAGGGATTTGCGATTCCAGACCACTACATAGGGTGGTAGGGGAGGGTGTCCACCACCACATCTTGACAATTAAACAAACACCCATTTTGTTCAATTGGTCTCTTCTGGCTTGCAATCGGTATCTCCCGAACCGATTGTTATCTTGTTTAACACTTCATCAAGTTTATTGATAGCTTCAGCGATGCCGGAGTCATCTTGTTGTTGAGCGGGGAGTTTGTAACCATGATTTGACATCCACATGCCGTGTAACCGTGTATCAATAGCACCCTGTTCAAATCTCATACGTGCATTGAGTTCACACTCTTTGTGCATACGTGTAACAGTTTCAAGAAACTCGGCTTCATTGTTAGTCATATAGGTTTCATTAAAAGCCTGTTCTGATATGTCGTTATGTATACAGAAACCACCGATTGTATAAGTTATCGGGGCAGGAACGTCTTGTGTAAAGAACTGACCTAAACGTTGACTAAATTCTGTACGTGGTTTAGTCATATTATCACAGTAATGTTTATATTCATTCCATTTTAATAATAGGTCATCCGATGTTTTAAATACTCTAGGACGACCTATTTTATTATTAGCTTTATTACTCATGTTATATCATTCCTTATTATGGGATATTGCTATAACTCAATATTTTACGTTCTGCGGGCATTTTATTATCCTAGTAGTATTGTTTATGCCCGGCATTTTACACGCTGTTTAGAACGCCGTTATTTGCGTCATATGAGATTGTACCACATCATCATATTTTTTGTCAATATATAGTGTATTAAGTTAGTGTAAATTGTCATTTTGGCAGTTTTTTGTCTATATGTTGTGTTTTTAGCCATTTTGACACACGTGGGTACGTTGTTATGTCACTCCATTTTGTAGAAAATAAGTGTTGCAATCTGTGTTTGTTTGTGGTAGGGTATGTATACAAAGTAGAAAACACAATTAAATATCAGAGTCATTATACTGTACATCAAGACTATAAAAAGAAGTACGGTGCAGGACACACCGAAACTATTAAAAAAATGTCCGTGAGTTATGAACAGAATGTTATAGTATGGCAATATAGAAAGTGAGATTATGACTATGAATAATAATAGTTTATGGAATAAATTAGTTGATGACAAACAATGCCGCGAATATTGTGAAAAATGTGCTTTTAATGCCGGAAAAGGTAGATGTGCAGCATTAAAAGATTCTACACGGGATTATAAATGTAAAATATGTAATATACATCATTGTTTCAAAACATTAAATAACGATAATATATGCTTAACTTGTGCAAGCTAACAACAAATAACCATACTATAACATTGTGTTTATAACACTAAAATAAAATACGATTGGAGATACTACAATGTTTTTAACTTATGACGAAAGATGTATTATTGCAAATTTAATCTATGATAGGGGATATCATAATATTCCATTAAACGGTATTTGCCCGTTTTTTATGGGATATATTGTAAATCGTGATGCCTACAGTGATTATAACGAGATGTATAACGATATCGCAAATGATTATATCATAACAATTTATAAAGCAGCTTAATTGACTGTTAGTGTACACTTCCATAGTGTACATTATAGAGTTAATTAACTCTTATTATTTAAAAAGGACGGGTAAAATTATGAGCATCAATTATTATGCAGAGCTAAACGGACGTTATAGAACAAAAAGTAAA